TGTGCTTTGGCATACGTCACCGGAATAGCCAAGGCGGGAATAGAAGTCAAGTGGGATATGACTGTTCCCACCTATGGCAACTACGTAGCCGCCGGATTGGTTCATCACAACTCCAGCAAGTCAGTCTGTGCCTCGCGCCTGTGCGTGTGGGCGGCGGGCAACATCCCCAACGCGGAGGTGCGCAACTACCACGTCAACGAGGACCGCAGCATTGAGGATCAGCAGCGCATGATCTGGGATGCCTTGCCGCTGGGCGTGCGCTTGCTGCCCACCAAGAAAGGGGTCCACCACTCCGTCCAGTACAGCCAGAAGAACGGCTTCACGGACAACATCTGCATCCTGCCGCCCATCTCCGGTGCCCGCCGTGGCGGCTCCATCAAGTTTGGCAACTACCGGCAATATCAGGCTGACGCTCAGGTGGCGGAAGGTTTCAAGGCCCACGTCATCTGGTGCGACGAGGAGTGCCCGCAGAAGATGTTTGAGACGCTGCACTACCGAACCGTTGACTACCATGGCCGCATTATTCTCACGTTCACAACGCTCACCGGCTGGACTCCCCTCGTCCAAGACATCCTTGGCAAGACCCGCACCCTCAAGAAGCGGTTTGCTCCCTTGGTCGGAAAAGAGCTACCCGTCATGCAGGAAAGCCTGTCCCGTCCGGGAGCGATCATCTACTACTTCTGGACGGAGGATAACCAGTTCATCGACACCAGCGACTTCCAGGTAAAGATCAAGGGTCGCCCGCGTGATGAGGTGCTGGCTCGCGCCTACGGCATCCCCACCAAGGCTATCCAGTCGGTCTTCCCTGGCTTTAATAAGGACGTGAACGTAATAAAGCATGAAGACCTACCGTTTAATAAAGACCCGGACTACCGTGTCACGCGGTACATGTCTATTGATCCTGCGGGAAGCAAAAACTGGTTCATGTTGTGGGTTGCAGTTGATTCCGCCGGGACTTGGTGGGTCTATCGCGAGTGGCCGGATTACGATGATTGGGCACTCCCTGGAAACACTATTGAGGGCAAACCCGGACCTGCCCAAAGAGGTGCGCACCGGGGGATACGAGATTACGTTGAGCTTATCACCAGTTGCGAAAACGAGGAAACGATCTACGAGAGGATCATTGACCCGCGCCTTGGCAAAGCCGAGCGCCAGTCCCTAGAGGGTGCCACTACCATCATTTCCGAGCTGGATGACGCCGACATGACGGTTATCCCGGCCCCCGGCGTGGAGATTGAGAACGGGCTCCAGCTTATCAACAACCTTCTCTCCTACGACGACAGTCGGCCCATTTCCGCCCTGAACGGACCCCGGCTTTACATCTCCGACCGTTGCCAGAACCTCATCTATGCCATGAACGAGTACACGGCCAAGGGCGGCAAGGAAGAGGCGACCAAAGACCCAATTGACTGCCTGCGCTATCTTTGCGAAAGCAACTGCGAGTATTACGAGTACAACAAGGCGGCAGAGCAGCAAAATCGCACCTTCTCCTACTGATTTAGCTTGCAAGCCCTTTCGGGCTCATTAGTGGAGCTACTATATGAGTAGCATCGAGGGTGTTACCACCTACCCCAATGATCCGGGTTTACAGTTGGCTCCGAGCGACGACGACGGGCCGGACTTTAATCAGCTCAAGAAGGCTTTTGAGGACTGCGTGCGCGACAACCAGCCGTACATTGACCAGTGCCGGTTGAACTACGAGACGCGCTTTGCCATCTGGAACGGCCAGTCCAGTGATGGTAAAAAGCACACCCGCGAGGGCAGCAAGGTCTCCCCTACCCCGTGGGACGGTGCCTCCGACCTGCGCGTGTTCCTCGTTGACAACATCATCAACAAGAAGGTGGCGATGGTGGCGACCGCATTTCGTCGCGCCAACCTGTCCGCCGTGCCGGTGGAATCGGGCGACCTGGTTCGCTCACAGATGGTCAGCAACTTCATGCGCTGGCTTATCCAGACGCAGATCCCCGAGGTAGACCGCGAGCTGGAACTGGCCAGCAACTACTTTTTCGAAAAGGGCATTTCCGTCACTGGACAGTTTTGGGAGAAACGGCGCGAGAAGGTACAGGTCAACATCAGCATTGAGGCGCTGCAAACGCAGTTTCCCAACGTCAATGTGACCGCTCTGATTGCCGACGACGCGGCATCCGACGACATCAAGGCACTCTTTGAGGAGCAGTTTGGGGTGACGCGGGCCAAGGCGGGCAAAATCCTGCGCGAACTACGCAAGCACGGTCAAGCCACCGTCCCCATGGAGGGACCGGAGCGCAGTTATCCGGTTATACGAGCCTTCAATCTGGACGAAAATCTGTTCATCCCGTCGTTTTCTACCGATTTGGAGAATGTTTCCGGCATCTACCGGCTGGAATACTTCACGCCCGAGCAGTTGCGGCGTATGGTCAAGGATGACGGCTGGGACGAGGAGTGGGTGGAGAAGGCGATTGAGACGCAGCGTGGTCGGATCCTCACGGTTTCACCGTCAGAGTTCCAGCAGGGGCTATCCCGCTCGTTTGTCTACACGCAGCAGCGATTCACGGACAAGATTGGCATCGTTTACGCCTATCAGCGACTGTCAGATGAGGATGGCTGTCCCGGTGTCTATTGCACGGTTTTCAATCCGTTCCTGCCTCCCGATTCTGAGCAGCCGGGATATGCCAAGTTTGGCCTGCTCGGCTATGCCCACGGGCAATATCCATTTGTACTGTTCCGCCGCGAGTACCTGACCCGCCGCCTGCACGACTCCCGTGGTCTGCCCGAGCCCGGTAAACCGTGGCAAGACCAGATCAAGGCGCACAAGGACAGCCGCATTGACGCCGCTTCGCTGGGAATCCTGCCTCCGCTGTGCCACCCACAGGGCCGTCCGCCTGGCCGCTGGGGTCCGGGTGCGCTGATTTCTGAGCGTCGTGCCGGCGAGTACCATTACGCCGACCGGGTTATCCCGGACATGAACACGGACGAGAGCGAGCGTCTGTTGGAAGCCGGCTTCAAGGAGTACAACGGGTTTGCCTCCGAAGAGGGCGACCAGAGCAAGGATCCCATTTTCAACCAATGGGAAATCGACAAGTTCCTCTCCTGTCTTTCCAAGGCGTTTCGCCAGGTGTGGAAGTTGTACAAGCAGTATGGCAACGACCAGGTGATGTTTCGTGTGATGGGCGTCAAGAGCGCCGACCCAACGGTGTTCCAAAAAGGCGACATCAACGAGGAATACGACTTCTATCTAGCGTGGGATGTTCAGTCGCCGGATTTTGAGAAGATGGCGCAAAAGTGGCAGGCCATCATCCAAGGGGCGCAAACGCTTGACCGCGAGGGCGTAATTAACTGGGGCGAGTTGTGTCAGGCGTTTGTGGCTTCCATCGACCCGAATATTGCCGAGCGCATCATTCAGCCAGTTTCCACGGGCCAGCAGAAGATTGTGGAGGATGAGTTACAGGATCTCACGCAGATCTTTGCCGGCATCCCGAAGAACATCAAGATTGGCACGCCGCCGCAGTTGGGCCTGCAAATCATGCAGCAATACATGCAGCAGCCCGACGTGCAGCAGCGGTTTGGCAGTGACGAGGCGTTTAAGGAGCGCATTGAGGCCCGCGCCAAGCAGTACCAGCAACAGATCCAGCAGCAGAAGAACGCTCTTACGGGCAGGCTGGGCGCACAGATGCCTGGGCCGATGCAACCGACTCCCGTTCCCGGCCAAGCAGCTTGATGAAACCCAAGAAACGCCTATTAACGCCGACCGAGAAGACTGAGCGAATCCAGAACGCAATGAGGATGCTGGTGGGCAACGATGCCTTCCAGGACTTCATTGAGGAACTGCGCGAACAGCAGCACAATGCCATGCTGGATGGCATTAACGAGGCTGTTTTGAAGGAGGAGCGGCTGGCGCTGGCCATTGCCGGTGAAATCCGGGCCTACGAAGGCATTATTTCCCTATATGACGCCCTTGTGCAGCAGCGTCTGACAGAGGCGGATATAGAGGCGGAACGGGTTGCTGAGTAAAAAATCTGCTAGGCTTGCAAGATTTCTTGTTGACATAAGCCCTCCTTATCAACAGGAGTGCGTTACTTGGCCATTAGCCATGTTAATGCCCTTGGGGGCGTAAAACCCATGGAAACGTCAACAGTTCAAACAGCCCCTTCACAGCCTGCGGAGGCGAAAGCGCCGGAAGCGAAAAGTGATGCAAGAAGTACCGGGAACATGAGTGTCGCGCAAGCTGCGCAGCGCCTCCTTAACATGGAGCGCGAAACAGCCCAGGCGAAAGCGGAACATGTCCCCACCCCTCCAGAACCGGAGGTGGTTGAAACTTCCGCACCGACAGAAGCGGCGCAAGCCGATCCTGCCGAACCAGAAGCCAAGCCTGAACCGGAGCTACAAGCCGAGGTGCCAGAGGAAGCTGATGGAGACAACGTTCCTTCACACGACTTAACACCCGAGCTTCAAAAGAAGATCGACAAGAGGATTGGCAAGGAGGTGGCCAAGCGGAAGGCGCTGGAGGCGCAGTTGAACGAGATGAAGCTGGAAATCGCCCGACAGGCGCAGGCCCAGCAACAGACTCCACAGACCGCACCGATAGTACCGTTGCCGCAAGGGACCGTTCCGCTGGCAAACGTTCAGGACGTACAAGGACTGGTGCAACTACAGCAGCAGGCCAAGGAAGCCAAGAGGTTTGCCGAGGAGCAGTTGGACAGGGATGACTTTGAGCCCGTGCAGGTGGGTGACAACCTACTCGATAAATCGGCGCTTAAAACCATCATCCGTAACGCCAACAAGACCCTGGAGGACGACATTCCCAGCCGCTACCAGTTCTTGCAGGCGCGGAATCAGGCACAGCAGGCG